ACTTGTATGACAGACTAGCGTCTAGATATACAAAAGCACTAGCAAGATCTATGGCAAACACTAAGCAAGTAACAGCTGCAAACGTACTTAATAATGCGTTTTCAAGCTCGTTCCCAGGTGGCGATGGCTCTCCTTTATTGGATCAAGCTCATCCTACTATTGCTGGTTCATTTAGAAATGAACTTGCAACTGCTGCTGACTTAAACGAAACTTCATTAGAACAATCATTGATCGATATCAATGCATTCACTGATGAACGTGGTTTAAAGATTGCTGCAAGAGGTGTTAAATTAATTATCCCTAGTGAATTACAATTCACTGCGGAGAGATTAATGGCGTCTCAAGGTAGAACAGCTACAGCTGATAACGACATCAATGCAATCAAATCTATGGGAATGATTCCACAGGGTTATACTGTAAACAATTTCCTTACAGATTCTGATGCATTCTTTATCAAAACGGACGTTCCAAATGGAATGAAAAACTTTGTTAGAGCTGCTATCAAAACTTCTATGGAAGGTGATTTTGATACTGGTAACGTTAGATACAAAGCTAGAGAAAGATACAGCTTCGGCTGGTCTGACCCTAGAGGTATGTTTGGCTCACCAGGTGCTTAATATATAAGCATTTTTTATTTGGAGAGTCTCTTTATGAGACTCTCCAGATATGTTAGAAAGAAATATGGAAATATTAAATTGTTTAATTTGTAAAAAAGAATTTAAATATAAACCTAATAAAAAATTCTGTAAAAGAAGATGTAAGGAAGCAAATAAAAAAACTCCTTATGTTAAATATAAAAAAGATTATTGTGAAAGTTGTGGTTTTATACCTAAACATAGATGTCAATTAGATGTAGATCATATAAATAGTGATCATAAAAATAATACAAAATCTAATTTACAGACTTTATGTGCCAATTGTCATAGACTAAAAACTATGTTAGAAAGGAAGAAAAATGACAAAAATGTTTCAAGTAAAAATTAGAGCTTATGGTCACATGGCTAATTTTGACATTGAAGCCGAAGATAGTGCAGAAAGTATAGAACTAGCTATCCTTGACAAAATAGGAAAAAAAGGTATATTACTAAAAGACAGCATGAGATCTTTTGCTAAAGATAAATGCTGGATAACCTATGAGGAGATCGTAGATGATAAATCACGTTCAAGCTCTTTACACAAAGAAGAGAGCCCTAGAACTTGATTGGGAGCAACACTACATTCAAGAGGGAATATATACTCTTGATATGGTTAGGATTGACGAAAAAATTCGTGAAATCATTAACCAAATTAAAATGTCTGAAGCTGAGATAGCTACTAGACAAATTAAAGTAGAAATGGCTGCTCCTGAGTTTTCTGTAGCTAGCTAAACCTAGCTATATATCCGAAAAGTAGATTTTCGATGCAGGTATCTCTTGCGCTATTCAATAAATTCAGTTATATCTTAAGCACTATACATTAACTTTCTAATATCGACGCAGTATAGTCGACGGCCTAGAGACGATATTGGAATAACTAGGAGAATAAAACTATGGCACAAACAACTTTTTCAGGACCAGTCCTTTCACAAAACGGCGCTGGATTTCTTGGATCAATCATACCTGGACTTACAGGTCTTACTGCATCTACAGTAGCAACAGCAACAACTTTAACTTATGCTGTTAATACTATAACAGTAAATAATTACACTGGTGCTGCAGCTCAAACTGTAACATTACCAGCAGCTAGAGCAGGATCAGTAGTGGTTCATGCTCAATCGGTTGATACAACTGGTGGAACTGCTAAATTAATTTTTGATTGCGCAGGAACAGATGTACTTGCAACAGGATCAATAATTGAAAGCAGAGCAACTAACGCTCTTACTATTGATACATCAACTGAAGGTGAAACTAGACTTGAATATACACCAGCAAATGCGGTGACTAATTTATTTAGTCAAGGTTCTTATATTTATTTTTCATGTGCACAAGATGGTATATGGACAGTAGCATATAAAATGCAACCAAATCCGGCTAGCACAGGTCTTACAGGTGCTTTCGCTTTTGCAGCGTAAATAATTAATTTTTAAGGAGCTCGTAAGGGCTCCTTAATATACAAGGAGAAAAATATGAAGGGTGATGTAAAACCAGTCGCGTTAGCAAGTAATGTTAGTACTGCAGTTTTATTTGCTGGACCAACAAGATTAAGAGGATTTATAATTCAAGCTGGAGCAACTTCAGGAGCATGTATTATTAATGGTTTAGCGAATGTTACTACAGTAAGTACTTCAACTAACACAGAAGTTTATATTCCAGTTCAAGTTGGCGCAGGACAAACTGAAACTTTAAATTTACCAGAAGATGGTGTTCTATATGCAGGACGAAATGGTACTGGAATAATTGATGGTATAGGTATTGCAAGTAATACTAGCGGTTTAGCAATTACGTTATTTATAGATAAGTAGGAGTCAATTATGGCTTCATCAGGAACTACAGTTTTTGAAAAAACTTTTTTTATTGACGATATTATAGAAGAGTCATTTGAAAGAATCGGTCTTATTAATAATACCGGTAATCAAATGAAAGCCGCCCGTCGCTCGCTGAATATTATGTTTCAAGAGTGGAGCAACAGGGGACTTCATTATTGGGAAGTTGCACAAAACTCTATTTCAATGGTAGAGGGACAATCTGTTTATACAATTTATAGATCTTCAGGAGATGGTACTTCAGACGGAACACTTAGTTATTTAGATGGTGCAATTACTGCAATTCAAACAACAATTACATTAGATTCAGTTACTCAATTTCCAACATCTGGAACATTATTAATAGATTCAGAACAAATTACTTATACTGGAACTAATACATCTAATAGTACAATAACAGGCTGTACACGAGGTGCTAATAGCACTGTAGCTGCAACTCATACTGATAATACAGCAGTTTACGATTATAATTCTATTACATATGGCGCTGATGATATTTTAGAAGCATCATATAGAAACACAGATCAAGATCCAGTTGTTGATTTTCCACTTACAAAAATTAGCAGATCGGGATACAGCGCTTTATCTTCTAAATTTTCAGAAGGAACACCAACTCAATATTACGTACAAAGACTTATAGATAAAATTACAATTACTTTATATTTAACACCAGGTTCTAGTGAAGTTAATAATGTAATGTTTTATTATTATGCAAAAAGAATTCAAGATGTTGGAGCTTATACAAATATAACAGATGTTCCATATCGATTTGTTCCGTGCATGTGCGCGGGACTTGCTTATTATTTAGCAGTTAAATTTGCACCACAACGTGGACAAGAGATGAGATTATTATATGAGGATGAATTAAAGAGAGCTTTAGAACAAGATGGTTCTCCTTCAAGTTCATTCATAACACCTAAAGTTTACTATCCGAGCGTATAATGGGAAATTTATCTAGAGGAAAATATGCTTATATGATTTCTGATCGATCAGGTCAGAGATTTCCATATCAAGAAATGGTACAAGAGTGGAATGGATCATGGGTACATACTTCTGAATATGAAGCTAAGCAACCTCAATTAGAGCCAAGTCCAGCAGTTGCAGATCCACAAGGTTTACAATATGCACATCCTGATAGAGTAGAACCACCAGTATTAATTGCATTAGAACCTAATCCTTTTGAATCAATTAAATATTCTGGAGTAACTTATATAAATGTTGATGAACAAAATCATGGAAGATCTACTGGTAATATCGTAAGATTTAGAGGTCCTACTAATGATACAGGTTATACTAGTGTACAATCATTTGATAATGTTACTGATATTTCAAATGCAAATGGATTCTCTATTATAGTTGGTAAAATAGATTCATCTGGTAATATAACTGATACTACAAATTATTATTATTTTGTAAGTACGAGTACAGCAACAACGGGAGGAGTAGCGGGAGGGGGAGCAGAATGTTCTTCTGGCCCAGTAACTTTACAAGCTTAATATGACATACGCAGAATTAGTACAAAAAATTAGAGATTACACAGAAGTAGATGCAAATGTATTTACATCAACAATTGTTAATGGATTTATATTAGATGCTGAATATAGAATTTTAAGAGAAGTAGATTCTGATAATAATAGAGAATATGCAACTGCAACCATTGTTGCAGGTCAACCTTATGTAAGTGTTCCTATATCACCCGATCAACTATTAATTATAAGAGAAGCTCAAATTGTTCCAAGTGCTGTATATACTGGCCCTAATGCTGTAGTAGAATATAGAGATACAGGCTTTATTAATGAATATAATGCTAGTAATGCAACAGGATTACCTAAGTATTTTAGCTATTGGGATGCAGAACAATTAGTATTAGCCCCAATTCCTAACTTGACATATACCATGCAATTAAATTATATCTTGAAGCCAGCAGGATTATCTGTTAGTAATACGACAACATATTTAAGTAATCAGTTTCCCACTGGTTTATTATATGCATGCCTTGTTGAGGCATATGGATTTTTAAAGGGTCCGGCAGACATGATACAATTTTATGAACAAAAGTATCAAAGTGTGCTACAAGGATTCTCTATTGAACAAATGGGAAGAAGAAGACGAGATGAATACCAAGAAGGTTCACCTCAGATTCAAAAACAAGGATAGGAAAATATTATGGCTATAACACAAGCAATACCAAATTCTTTTAGAGGAGAACTTCTAACAGGAACTCACAACTTTACAACAACTACAGGAAACGTTTTTAAATTAGCGTTATACACATCTGCCTCAGTAATGGATTCATCAACAACTGTTTATGCAAATACAGCAGAAGTTGCAAACACTGGTCAGTACGTAACAGGTGGTGGAGTTTTAACAAATGTATCTCCAGTTGTTTCAGCTGGTGTAGCATTTATAGATTTTGCAGATATATCTTTTACTGGAGTTACTTTAACTGCAGCAGGAGCTTTAATTTATAATACATCTGCTACTAATAAAGCAGTGGCAGTTTTAAGTTTTGGCGGAGATAAAACAGCAACAGCAGGAACATTTACAATTCAGTTTCCAGCGGCAACAACATCAGCAGCTATATTAACTATTTCATAATAGGTAACTATTATGGCGGATTCAGCTTGGGGTGATTTAAGTTGGAGTGCAGGAGCTTTTGGTGGATTAAATGATCAAAACGTTAGTGTCACAGGACAAAATTTAACAACAAATTTATCAAGCGTTACTACACAGTTCTTACCTGAACAAGGTTGGGGAATAGCTGGTTGGGGTATTGTTCCTTGGGGTGAAGAAGACGATGTAATTGTTTCTTTAACAGGACAAAATTTAACAACTGCCTTAAATTCTGTTACAGCTTTTACTGATGTAAATGTTAATATCACAGGACAAAATTTAATAACTCTTTTAAATTCTGTTACAGCTTTAATTAGTTCAGAAATAGATGTTACAGGTCAAAATTTAACAGCTTCTTTAAATTCAGTTACAGTTTTAGCTAATGCAAATATAGATCTTACAGGTCAAAATTTAACAACTATTTTAAGAAGTGTAGACCCAGATCCTGATGCTTTTGTAACAGGTCAACAATTAACTTTAAATTTAAATAGTATAACTGTTGCTATTACAGAAGATGGTTTCGGTGTTGTTACAGGCCAAAATTTAACAACTATTTTAAATTCTGTTGTAGCGGATGCTAATACTATACCTACAATAACAGGTCAAAATTTAACAACTTCTTTAAATTCTGTTACGGTATTTTCTGATGTTACTGTAAGTTTAACAGGAAATTCGTTGACTATTACGTTAAATAGTATAAATAATCAAATCTGGACCGAGATAAATACCGGAACTGCTGCAACTTGGACAGAGATTGACACAGCCGCTTAAATTTAATAATATATAATATAAGGAATTAATATGGCATCAAGTTATTCTACAGACCTCAAACTAGAACTCATGGTCACTGGCGAAAAAGCCGGACAATGGGGAGATATCACTAATACAAATTTAAATTTATTACAACAAGCAATTGGTGGTTATCAAGAAGTATCTATTGCAGGTGGAGCTCAAACCACAACTTTAGTAATGACGGATGGAGCTATTTCTAATGCAAGAAATGCAGTTATAAAATTTACAGGTACAATTACAGGAAATCAAATTGTAACAGTTCCAAATGGAATTGAAAAAACATATATTATATATAATGGCACAACAGGTGCTTTTACAGTACAAATTAAAACAGTATCAGGAACAGGTCCAACATTTGCTACAACAGATAAAGGATTTAAATCAGTTTTTTCTGATGGAACAAACATTGTAGATGTTCCTCTTGGAGTTCCAGGCGGATCAGATAAACAAATTCAATTTAATAATGCAGGATCATTTGGTGGTATTACAATGGGTACTGCTGGACAAGTTTTACAAACAGATGGAACTACAGCATCTTTTGCAACTGTTTCAGGTGGCGCAGCTTGGCAAGCAGTAGTAACATCAAGTCTTACTGTAGTTGCAAAATCAGGATATTTTATAAATACATCAGGTGGTGTAATAACAGCAACTCTTCCAGCATCTCCAACAATTGGAGATTTTATTTCATTCATAGATTACGCCGGAACATTTGATACAAATAATTTAACCATTGGAAGAAATGGAAAAAATATTCAAGGTGTAGCAGAAGATTTAGTAGTATCAGTAGAAAGAGCCGGACTTACACTTGTATTTACAGACAACACTCAAGGCTGGTTACTGGAGAATAAATAATGTCTGACTATACAGGCATCCAGGGTCAAGCAGTCGTAAATGTAAGCAGCGATCCGTCTGTTCCAGTAATAGCTCAAGTTTGGTATAATTCAACAGCAGGTGTTTTTAAAATTACAAATCAAGTTGCAGCGGGTGCTTGGGCAACGGGTGGGAATTTAGGAACTGCTAGAAAAGGTATAGCAGGAGCAGGAACTCAAACAGCAGGATTAGCTATAGGTGGAGATCCTTCTGGAACAGCCACAGAAGAATATGATGGCACAAGTTGGTCACCTGGTGGAACTTTAGGAACTTCAAGATATTTATCAGGAGGTGCAGGAACTCAAACTGCTGGACTTGTTTTTGGTGGAAATACACCTCCAAAAACTCAAACAGAGGAATACGATGGTTCAACTTGGACAGCAGGAGGAAATTTAGGAACGGGAAGATATTGGTTAGGAAGTTGTGGAACTCAAACAGCAGGTTTAGGATTTGGAGGATATTCTCCTCCTGCACCAGTAGTTCAGGTTAAAACTGAAGAATATGATGGTACAAGTTGGACAGCAGGTGGAAATTTAGGAACAGGAAGAAGACAATTAGCAGGTTGTGGAACGCAAACAGCAGGTTTAGGTTTTGGTGGATATGCTCCATCTCTTCCAGGTACTACAGCAGCAACAGAAGAATATGATGGTACCTCATGGACAGCAGGAGGAAATATGACAACGGCAAACAGACTATTAGCAGGAGCAGGAACTCAAACGGCAGGTTTAGCTTTTGGAGGAACACCCTCTCCTACATTATCAGAAAAATATGATGGCACAAGTTGGACTGCATCACCAAGTTTAAATATAGGTAGTATTTATATTGGTGGAGCAGGAACTCAAACTGCAGGTTTGGGGTTTGGTGGAGAAATACCATCAGGAGTAACAGCGAGAACTGAAGAATTTAATGCACCAGGATTTACAACTAAAACTTTAACAGTAACATAAGGAGGAAACATGGCGTATAAATACTGCGTAGCAGAAAACTGGGGTAAAGGATTCATTAATCATCAAGAATCTGCAACCATAGGTTTTGCTGGTCTTCCAGGTAATGTTTGGAGAATCCCTGCAAATAACAAAGATGCAAATCTTTGGGTATTTAAAGTAGCAGGAACTTTCAAAACAAAAGAAGAAGCTCAAGCTATAGTGGATGCGATAACTGCAACTGCTCAAGCTAATTGGGATTCTTTACCTGAGACCCAAAAAGCAAATAGCCAAAGACCTGTAAATATAGTATTAGAATAATATGAGTACATATTACGGAACAAAAGGCCAAAAAGTGCAAGGTATTGCATCGGATCCAAGTGTCTCTCAAGAAGGACAGGTTTGGTATAATACCACTACGTCTGCATTAAAATTTTTTAAGAATTTTACAGATGCTTGGGCAACGGGTGGAAATTTAGCTATAGCAAGACAATCCATGACAGGATCAGGAACTCAAACTGCAGCATTAGGTTTTGGCGGAAATTCAGGAACCGGAATTACAGCAGTAACAGAAGAATATGATGGTTCAACTTGGACAGCTGGAGGAAATATGGCAACAGCAAGACGATATTTAGCAGGAGCAGGAACTCAAACTGCAGGTTTAGGTTTTGGTGGTTATGCTCCACCTTTTTCAAATGCAACCGAAGAATACGATGGTTCCACTTGGACAGCAGGAGGAAATTTAGGAACAGCGAGAGATATGTTAGCAGGAGCTGGAACTCAAACAGCGGGTTTAACTTTTGGTGGTAGAACTGCTGTTTCACCTAATTCAAATGCAACAGAAGAATACGATGGCTCTACTTGGACAGCAGGTGGAAATTTAGGAACAGGAAGACGATATTTAGGAGGATTAGGAACGCAAACAGCAGGACTTGCTTTTGGTGGAGCAAACCCACCAGCTTACAATCTTACAGAAGAATACGACGGATCTACTTGGACAGCAGGTGGAAATTTAATAACAGGAAGAGGTTATATTATGGGTGCAGGAACTCAAACTGCAGGCTTAGGTATTGGAGGTTCAGGTAGTCCTACTTCTTTTAAAATGACAGAAAAATATGATGGAACTTCTTGGACAGCAGGAGCAACTATGAATATAAATCGTCAAAAAGGTGGTTCAGGGGGGACACAAACTTCAGCAGTAACTTTTGGAGGAAATAGTGGTCCACCAACAGAAATTGCTTCAACAGAAGAATTTAACGGAGGAACAGTTACAATAGCAGTACCTGTATCACAATCATGACAGAATACATTGGAATAAACGGCCAGCAAATTGAAATAAGATCCGCGGATCCCTCTAATCCAACATTAGGACAGATTTGGTATAATACTACATCAAGTGCATTGAAGGGGTATAAATTTGTACAGGGCTGGGCAACGGGTGGGAATATGGGAACGGCTAGATCTAGATTATCAGGTGCTGGTACTCAAACAGCGGGTTTAGGATTTGGTTCATATCCATTAACATCTTCAACAGAAGAATACGATGGATCAACTTGGACAGCAGGTGGAAATCTATTAAATCAAAGAGGTTCTGGAGGAGGTTGTGGAATTCAAACAGCAGCATTGTTTTTTGCTGGACGAGGCCCCCCAGGTGGAACTAATTCAAATACATCTCAAGAATACGACGGATCTACTTGGACAGCAGGTGGAAATATGGGAACTGCAAGACGAACATTAGCAGGAGCAGGTACACAAACTGCAGGTTTAGGTTTTGGTGGTCAAATAAATCCTCCTGCGGCTGCTACAACAGCCACAGAAGAATATGATGGTACAAGTTGGACAGCAGGTGGAAATTTAGGAAATGCACAAAGACTTTTAGCAGGGGCAGGAACGCAAACAGCTGGTTTAGGATTTGGTGGTTATCCATCTCCAACAGCCACAGAAGAATATGATGGTACAAGTTGGACAGCAGGTGGAAATTTAGGAACAGGAAGATATAATTTAGCAGGAGCAGGTACACAAACAGCAGGTTTGGCATTTGGAGGAAGTACACTTAGCGACACAGAAAAATACGATGGAACAAGTTGGACAGCGACTGGAAGTCTGAATACTGGAAGAGCTCAATTAGGAGGAGCAGGAACACAAACAGCTGGTTTGGCTTTTGGTGGTTCACTTCCACCAGGAGCTTCAACAGCTGCCACAGAAGAATATAGTGAAGCTAATGGTACTGTAACATTTACTACCTAAACCTTTACATTCATAACTAAATAATTTATATATTTCTTATGACAGAAAAGAGAGATATAAAATCACTTATTCAACAAGAAGAATCTCATCTAAATAACCTTTTAGAATCTAATGATTTAAAAACATTTAGAGGATTAGTTGATGAACTTCGAGACACTTGGACTAAAAAACAAATATTTAGAACAGAAACAGAAGCTAGAATATCAGTATTACAAGATGCCAAATACCCAACCCTTGCTGCCAAATACTGGCAATGTGTTAGAGAACAAAATGTATTTTTAGAAAATCTAATGTCTTTATCTTTTGAATATAGACGTAATGATGCAAAGATTAAATGGCTTACTAAAAAAGTAGAATCTGAAAAAGATGAATATAAATTAGAGTGTTTCAAAATAGATTTAGATGAAAAAATATATGCAAAAGCTAGTATGGAATTAACTGCAAAAGATAGAATGAGAGAAATCAATATGTGGTCTAAATTAAAGATAGAATTTAATGATGGAACCTTTGACACCAAAGATGTAAATCGTCATCAATTAGACACTTACCATAAAGTAATGATTAAAAAAGTAGAAAGCTTAACACCAGGTTCTTCACAGCCAGAAGTATTTAATGCAATGGGTCAACTTCAAACAATAGAAAGAGTAAAGCAATCAGGTGAACTTAAATATGATAAGAAAGAAGAGATAAGTTTTGGAAAGCCCAACTCATAAAAAAATATTTTTTTTATTAGCATTACCTAGATCTGGTAATACTTTATTTGGTTCTTTAATGAATCAAAATCCAGATATAGCGGTTACTGCTAACTCTATTACATTAGAAATAATGAAAGATGTATTCTTACTTAAAGAAACTGATGTCTTTCATAACTATCCAGATCATAAATCAATAGATAATGTTTTATCTAACGTTTATCAAAATTATTATAAAGATTGGAATTACAAATATATCATCGATCGTGGTCCTGTAATGACACCCGGTAATTTAATGTTGATAAAAAAACATTTAAATCAACCGATAAAGTGCATTGTGATTTGGAGAGATTTAATGGATGTTCTTGCCTCTTATATTAAATGGTTTGAAAATGAACCATCAGCTTTTCCTAACAAATATGGTAAAAGAAATATTGAAGAAAAACTTTGGATGTTAATGAATAAAGAAGGGGCTATTGCTAAAGATTTAATTGCCATACAAAATGCACTTAAACCTGAAAACAAATCATTATGTCACTTTTTAAAATACAATGATTTAGTAAGTAATCCTGAAATTGAAATTAATAAGATATATGACTTTTTAGAAATACCTAAGTTTAATCATAACTTCAAAAGCTTGAAACAGTTTGAAGTTAATGGTATAAGTTATGACGATAGAATTGTTGGAAATAAAATGCACACTATAAAGACAGAATTAAAATTGGAAAATAATCCATATAAAAAATTAATACCTGAAAGTATCGTGCGCGCGTACGGGCACATCGTATTATGAAGATATTAATATTTGGATTACCGGGATCTGGCAAAACTACATTTGCTAAAAAATTAGTAGAAGGTAAAAAGATACCGCACTTTAATGCTGATGAGATTAGAAAGTTATTTGAAGATTGGGATTTTACAGAGAATGGTCGTAAACGACAAGCGAATAGAATGATGACTATGTGTGATCTTGCAGTTAATCATGTAGTAGTAGACTTTGTTTGTCCATTTGAATCTTATAGATCTTTCTATGATATAAAAATTTGGATGAATACAATTGATAAAGGAAGATTTGAAGATACTAATAAAGTATTTGAAAAACCTAAAAAAGTAGATTTTGAAATAAAAGATTTTAACTACGATAACATCATAAAGGAGATACATGATAGACTACTCTAAACCAACAGCACAAATGCTTGGACGATGGCAGCCATTTCACGATGGTCATTTAGCTTTATTTAAAGAGATATTAAAGAAGACAGGTCAGGTTTGTATTATGGTTAGAGATCAAGTTACTACAAAAGATAATCCATTTGTATTTGATGAAATTAAACAACGAATCGAGGAAAAGTTAAAAGACTATACAGGTCAATTTGAAGTTATAAAAGTTCCTAATATTACCAACATTTGTTATGGTAGAGGTGTTGGTTACAAGATTGAAGAGATAGTACTTCCAAAAGAAATACAAGAAATATCGGCTACTAAAATTAGAAAAGAAATGGGGTTATGAAATTTAACTTTACATTTTTAGGACAATCGGTTTTACGTTATGAAACTCCTTTAGATATTTTTACAGCTATTAATCAAGTTTATGAACAAAATTTTAATAGATTAGATTCAGCTAATAAACAATTAGTAGGTAAGATTAAAGATGAACATTCTCTTTTTTATAATGGAGATGATGAATCTAAAATAAAAAGACATGATCATTTACCTCTTAATATTAAACAATGGTTTATGAAAATGTTTAAACATTATTTAGAGTTC